TCATGGTCGTGGACGTGAGCGTATTTCGTGGTGGTCTTTGATATCGGAGTGGTTCAAGGCCTTCTGCACGATCTTGAGGTTTCCCGTCTGTCGTAGGAGCTTGGTGCCCACGTCATGCCGGATATCATGGAACCGGAAGTTTTTCACCTTTGCCCGCGCCACCAGCCGCCGCCATTGTGTTTTCGCGCCTTCCGGGGTGATCGGGTAACGCTGCCCTTTCACCTGTCCGGCCAGAGGGCGCTTGCATATGAAGGTGAAAACGTAGGTGTCGTGATGCCCCTCGCACTGCTTTAGGATTGCGGCTACCGCTGGGGTGAGGGGAGTATGAACTTCCTTGCCCTGCTTCCCGATGGTCGTAATCCGTTTTGCGAAGACGTTGACGGCGCTCCACTTGATGAGGGTCTCCTTCCGGCGCAATCCAGTGATGCGAGCGAACTCGAACCACAGCGCATAATCGTCACGAACGGACTTGTCTAAGGCGGCAGCCTCGTGGGTATCGAGTTCCCGCACCCGTTCTTTCGGCTCTTTCAGCATGTGCTTCTTCCACTGCGGTTTCTTCGGAAAGAAATGGCCGAGCGTCTCCGCGTGATTGAAGATTGATTTGAGAAGGATCACCCCCGAACGGTTCACTGTGGCATTGGCGATCTTAGGTAGGGGGTTCCCGTCCTTATCTTCGGCCTTGCCCTGACGAGGCTGATTGCGCCTCCATGTGACAAATGACGCTACGTCTGCGTCGTGGAACTGATCCAGCCGCTTATCCTTCCCATAGAAGCCAACAAGGCGCTGAATGTCGGTCCATGTGGTATCCGAGTTCACATGATACTGGCCTCTGTCATTCCAGAACTGACCAGCGGCGGTATCAAGGGTGAGGGGAGCATTGCCGGTAATGCGGGCCTGCTTAATGTCCTCCTCGATTTGTGCCTTCCACTGACGTTCGATCAGTTCGGCTTCTTTTTTGGTTTTGGCTTTTGTAGACTTGTGAACGCGATGACCGTGGAGCCGGAACTCGGCATAGTAATAAGGGGAGCTTTCGGGCTTGTAGACTGGCATTTCGGGGCCTCGCGATGCTTATTTTTGTTGATGAACTGTTCCATGATGTAATCGGTGAAGCGGTATGACGCCCGCTTCTGAGTGCCGACGTTGATGTAACGGATGGTGCCGTCCTTCACATGCCGCATCAGGGTTTTGACGGAGATGCCGAGTTTCTCGGCGGTCTCCTTGGCTGTGAACATCGGCTCCTTCGGAAGGGGACGGTTCATCATTTTTTGGCCTCCAAGGCGTCCAGCGCTGTAAGGAACGCCATGGGGCCACCAACTAGCAGCAGTTCGCGAAACTTGACGTACTTACTGCCAAGTGCAGCTCGAAGCATCTTAGCGGCTTCGACTGCGGGTTTATCCTTGCCATCTCCTGCCAACGCCTCAGCCTGCTTTTCCTTGAGCTGTTTTGCAGCGGCGATCTGCTTGAGCACGGTGGCCGTTTCTGGCGGGGTGCCTGTTTTCTCTACTTCTGCGAGGATCGCGGATTTAACTTCGGCCGGGGTACTCTTCGCAGCGAGTTCATAGACGACTTTCTGCGGCAGCAATTCGATCACTTCCGGGCAGGTCTCCGCCGCGAGACGGGCAGCATTCATGTAGTTCTGAGCGGTGCGGTTGTCGCCCCAACCGAACTCGCGAGCTATCCATTTCCCGAACAATCCATGCGGCAGTTTTTCCTTCACGAGCGTCAGGTCTTTGCCGATCTCCACGATATCGAGCTTCACGTTTTGAAGACGCTGATTGATGCGGGTAGTGACGGTGAGCGTAATGTCTGCGACATCATCGGGAAGGCCGTAGTACGAGATGTCCGTTGCCGGGATGAGCTTTGGCGGAGCTTTCAATGTAAGTGCCATGTGAATGTTCCTCTAGTGACGGGGTTAGGCAGCGGTGCGCTGCTGTTCGGCCTGCTGCGCAGCTTTCAGGATTTGCACGACTTCGGAATTGTTGCTGCGACCGTTCTGGTCTGCGCGGTCTTCCAGCCACGACTTCAAGTCCGTGGGCAGGCGCAGCTTCATGTCGTCGGTCTTGACCTTCTGTCTCATGTCGACTTCTCCTTTGACGTCAATATGACCCTGTTTTGGGTCTATTGAACAGATATCCCTTCTGGGGATAATGTCAACCCCATAATGACGTCAGATCGGACCCAAATGAAAACGACGCTGCCCGACTTCAAAGTGAGACTGCCGCAAGAGCTGAAGGATAAAATCGAGGCTGCGGCGAAAGCGAGCAACCGGAGCATGAACGGGGAGATTGTGTCCCGTCTGGAATTCTCGTTCGCGGCTGACATTGTTGTGCAAGACACAGGTTGGGACGTAGGCCACGGGCACAATACGCCCGAGTTCAGGGCGGCTCACCGGAAAACCAAGAGCCTAGAACAACGTGTGGAGGAGTTGGAAGCGAAGGTCGCAACCTTGCTGGAAAAGAAGTAAATACGAAACAGTTGCGTATTTGAAATCTATCTCACTTGAGGGTCCATGAAGTACGTTTCGCCGTCTGTGAATGAGACCGCCTTTAACTGCCCGCACTGTGGAGCATTGGCAAAGCAGGCATGGTCAAGTCTTCATGCGTCTCACAATGAAAGAAAGCGTCCACTTCCGCTGTTGCTGAACGCCGATGATGAGCGGGATTTCAAGGATATTGAGGATGACGAGCGCAGGGCTAAAACCCTGAAGCTTTTTCAAAACCTCAAGACGAGACGCCCATTTAAAGCTAACGATGACGGCACGCTGTACGGAGACGAGGTTGTCTATAACGTGTTCGTCTCCGACTGCTTCAACTGCGGGGAGATTTCCCTTTGGGTAGCGGATAAGCTCGTTTATCCCGCCCATGGTGAAGGGCCCCCAGCAAATCCCGATCTTCCCGACGACATCCGGCGCGACTATACAGAAGCTAGTTCGATCCTATCCCTGTCACCACGAGGCGCGGCAGCGCTGCTACGTCTCTGCATCCAAAAGCTCTGCAAGCACCTGAATGAACCGGGAAAAGACATCAACGCGGATATAGGCTCGTTGGTAGCCAAGGGACTTAGCGTGCAGGTCCAGCAAGCATTGGACGCGGTGCGGGTGATCGGCAATAACGCCGTGCATCCGGGAAAGATCGATCTCACGGACGACAGGGCAATCGCTGAAAGCCTTTTCCGTCTTCTGAACCTAATCGCAGATAGAATGATCTCCGAGCCAAAGCACGTGCAGGAGGTTTACGCCTCGCTCCCGCCCGGAGTTCGAGAACAGATTGAAAAGCGAGACAAAGGGAAGAAAGAATAGATGGCGGCCAAAGAGCGCGAAGTCTACCGCATTGATATCGATGGCAATTGGGATTTGGAAGACCTCTACAAATTCCCTCGCGCATATGAACAAGTCTACTACGCCATTTTTTCGCTATCCACGTTCCACGATGATTATACGCGAGAACGCATAAATCGTGCCTATCTCACTTATCCTTGGCAAGGCGGCTACAGTGCGGTCAACTTCTACAATCATTTGAAATATACGCTTCCAAAGCGCGAGCGCCCGACGATCAACTCCCTCCAGAAAGCTTCGCCGGGATGGATAGAATTGCTGCTGGGGGCGGCCTCGACCGCCTACGCGATCAAGTTGATCGTCAACAATGTATGCGGGAGCATCGATCGCATAAACGCGACTTACAATTCTATTTATCGGGGAATGATTGACCGCAAACTTGCGCGTATTGAGGCCGAACGGGAGGAAGCAGCAGCGCATGATCATCGCCGCTTCCTGCGGGAAGCGAATGCCGAAATGGCGGATGCTCTCTTGATCACTAAAGAGCAACTGGATGAGATCAACAACAAAACTAGAAGCGAACTGAAAACTCTAAAAATCCTCTTGTCCATCTACCGGCGCGTGAGGGTACTTGCTGAGTATCAAATCAAGGGCAAAGCACGGCCTTAGAGCTTTCTTTCACCGCTTTCCGTACCCGGATAGCAACCCGCCCGGGCGCATCTGGCCGATTGTCCAATCCGTCATCTGCTGGTCAATCGCCTTGCTGACTTCCTTCGCCATGTTCTTCGCGTGGGCATCGTCCTTGGCAGGATCACCGCTGGAGCCGCTGGCCTGCACGTTGATCTGCGGAGCGAACACGGTGGTTAGGGAGCCACCGGAACGGGACTTCGTGTTGCCCACCAACCCGCCATCGGCCATAGCCGGGGCATGACCGGAGTTGATGGCCTCCAGTACGGCGCGGTGCTTGTCAGCGGCGCGTGCATTCACCACGAATTCCCCGTCCGAAAGCATGGTCGGGATGCTGTCGCTGGTCGAGGTGCCGGGACCACGGACACCGCCGCCACCCGCCATGTGAGGCAGCATGGAGGTGGAGACGAGGCCACCCCTTGCCCTGAATAGGAAGCCCAACAGGCCGCCGAACAGACCACCGCTTGAGCTTCCCCCGCCACCGGCAAGCGGACCCTCGCCCAATAGGGCAGCTTGAAGGGCCACCTTGATGAGCTGCTGTCCCAACTGGGCGAGCGCCTGTTCCGCCGTCGTGGTACCGGTGATAATGCCGGTCAGGGCGTCCACGGCAGTGTTGCCCAACATCTGGCTGAACTCGGCGGCGTTCTGCTGGGTCTGGGCAAATTTGTTCGTGGCCGCTTCGGCTTGCGCCATACCCTGCGCGAGCTGCTGGATTTCGGCCCGCTGCTGGGGCGTGACGCTGATGCCCTGCCGCTGGGCATCGTTGAGCATTTGTTGCTCATAACGATAGGCGGCAGCGGCCTGCTGCGTCATCGTCAAGGCCTGCTGTTCGGTCTGCTGGCCTTGGGTGAACTGCTGGGCATCCGCGATGATTGCCTTGTAGGCGGTGGACTGCTGCATCATGGCGTTGGTCTGGGTCTGGATTTCCTGTGCGCGCGCCTTCCCCCGGGCATCTTCATCCTCAATGTGCCAGTCTTCATTCCCGAGCGGGAAAGACAGGCCATAGGTGCCCGCATTCTGATGCACCCAATTACGGGCAGCATCCGAACGATACCCCAGGTCGGCGGCATAGCCCTTGTTATGCTGGCTGTTGCCGGGAGGGGCAACCCACTTGCGGGCGGCTTCCGGGGAACCGTATTTCCGTAAGGCCTCCAGCCAAAGCTCTTGCTGGCGTTCCGGCGACCGATACCCTGAATTGATGGAAACGCTGCCCTTGAGGTCGTCCGGCATGCTGGCGAGCATGGTGGCGAGCTTCTGTTGGAAAGCCGACTGCATGCCGGTGACGTGCTGCGCATTCTTTCCCGATGCCAAAATATTGGAGAGATACTTCGTCGGATCGTCCGTCGCGGATTTGATATTGAGCGAGGACAGCGCTTTGCCGCGAAGCTCATTCGCCATGTAAACATCGCTCATCGTGCGGGCGTTGTTGAGAGCGGCCTTATAGGTGTCCTCGATCCGAGCCTTTGCGTCCAGCAGAGCAAGGTTGTCCGCGAGGCCGGGGATTTCCATCTTCAATGCGCGGATGGCATCGGCAAAGGTATTCAAGCCCTTCGCCCCAGAGGCGGCGGAGCTGCCGGTGCTGTTCAGTGCACCGTAGAGATTTTCGAGCGATGGGGTGGTGGCCTTGGCATCCTCCCCGGTCTGATAGATGAAATTGTCCTTCAAGCCGTTGCGGCGGTCGAGGATGTCGCGAAGCTTCATCGCTTCGTTGGTCAGGTCTTCGATAAGCTGCTTCTGGCGATCGATGTTCAGGTCAACGGCAACATCGCCCGGGAAAGCCGTCTTCTCTAGGCCAAGGTCGTCCAGCCGCGCTTTGGCTTCGTTCAGCTTGTCATAGACACCGACAAGGCGGTCCTGCACGTTGCGTGTCGATTGCTCATCGATCTTGTTGAACCGGTCAAGAACATCATCAGCGGCACCGACAAGGCCAAGGATGGCCTGCTTGGTGTAGGTGGAAACTGTGGTGCCGATGGCGTTGAACTTCCTGTCCAGCTCGTCAGCCCGGGCAATCACCTCATCGTCCATGATGAGGCCTAGTTCGTTGGCCTCTCGGATCAGCTTGCGGATGCCATCGGCTCCCCTGTCGAGGAGTTCCACGAACCGCTCACCGCCGGTCCCGCCGAATAGCTCATCCGCGATGCGGATTTGAGCGGCCTTATCCAGATTTTCCATCTTGCTGACGATATCGACCAGCAGCGCGGACGGGTCCGCAAGCTTCCGTTTCAGGTCGTCGGCGGTATAGCCGAGGCGCTGGAAACTCTCTGCGGCGCTGCCCTTTCCCGTGGTTAGGAACTCGTCGGCGCGAAGGGAAAGCTCCTTCATGCCGTCCGTCAGGGCATCGATAGGAATTCGATTTTGCTGCGCCACATAGCCGAGTTCCTGAAACGCCCGGGCGCTGAGGCCAGCACGCTTCGCCTCGTTGCCGACGTTGGCAATCTCCTTGGTGATGTCACCGACACGGGACAGGATACCCTCTAGCGCACCGATGGACAGACCGGTGACGAGGCCGGCGATGCCGCCCTTGAGGCCAGCCAAGGCGACGTTGACGCCTTGCGAGGCCTTGGACATGGACTGTTCGAGGGCATCGGCGGAACGCTTCGCCTGATCTTCAATGGCCTTGAAGTTCTGGTTGGCAGTCCGGTTCGCTCGCTGGAAATTGCGCTCGAAATCACGGATGCGGGCTTCCAAGGAAACGACAAGCTGTTCGGTATCGGTCGGCATGGGCGTCTCCTCAGAAGATCAGCAGGCCTTCGGCCCGTTCGTCGCTGTCATAGATTGATCGGTTATCCTCACCGAGCGAGGCGCGGCCCACGGCCATTGCGGCAGCAACGGCACCGTCAATGCGATCACGGGACTTACCCTTGTGGAAAGCCTTGTTCCCCGCCTTGTCGGTCTCGACTGCGATATTGTCGAAGTTCCACCGGAGGACGGGATGCCCGCCATGCCGGAAGCGTCCGGCGATGATGGCGCGTTCCAGCTCCTTGATGGCCGGGGCCATGGTGATCCAGCCCTGCCGCATCTCGATTGCCGGATAACCGTCATCGGCAAGGTTGCTCATCATGTTGCGGCCTAGATGCGGGTCGAATGCGATCTCCCGAACGTCAAAGCGCCTGCACAGCTCCCGGATGGCGTCTTCCACGACACGGAAGTCCACTACGTTGCCGGACGTGGGTTCAATGAAACCTTCGTCTGCCCATTGCGGATATGGCACGCCGTCGCGGTCGGCTTTGCGGAACAGGTTGTCACGGGGGCAGAAGAACCACGGGTGGACTATGTAGCCGTCATTCCCGTCACGCCACGCGGCGACGATCACGGTCAGGTCGGAATTGCTGGACAGGTCCACAGCCAGCCAGCAGGGTTCGTGCTCCAGCTCCTCAAGATCGAAGGCATCGGCACCCTTGTCATAGATCGGCATATCCACGAACGGGTCGGACGAATGCCCCAGCCAGATATTAAGGTGTAGCTGTCGGAATGCCTCGCGGTCGGCGGGTCGTTCGGCGGCTTCCCGGGCAAGCTGGCGAAGGCCGTTTAGGTCGGGGTAACCGTGGATGAGACCGGGATTGCATGCCTTCCAAACCTCCTCATCCTGCCAATCAGCATCGGGCGAGGTTTCAAAAAGAATGGGCAGGGTGGCAGGGTCATGGACTTTCCCGGCGGCGACCTTGCGGGCGTAGTCGATCACCTCGAATGCGATGTTTTCCTGACCCCGTCCTGCCGTTGTGATCACGATGCAAAGCGAGTTCGGCACCTTCACGAGGCCGGTGCGGATTACATCCCAGAGGTCACGCTTCTTCCAAGCGTGGATTTCGTCAACGAGGGCAAAGACCGGGGTTCGGCCATGCTGGGTTCCGGCATCGTTGGACAGGCTTTCGAGAAACGTCCCGCCGGGAAAGGCGATCTGGTTTTTGTATTCGAGGAGTTTAATGGTTCGGCCTTCTTCGAAACGGCGATTAGCCTGCCCCTTGTTCCAAAGGTCGTCCGATCCTGCACGGATGATGCCTTCCGCTTCCTTGAGGGCGAGCTTCGCTTGCTTACGATCAGCAGCGGCAGTGAGGACTTCGCCACCGGGGACGGCTTCCGGTCCCATAGTGTGGAGCAGAGCGAGGGCAGCGCCTAGCGCGGTCTTGCGATTGCCGCGCGGCAGCATAATCGTGACCTGCTTTATGATCCGGTGCCCGCGTTCATCGCAAGGTCCATAAATCTGCCGGACAATCCGCTCTTGCCATGGGTCGAGCTGAAACGCCTGTCCCGGCGCTGAGGATTTCGGATGCTTTAAGCTGCGGAGGAAATCGACTGCCCGTTGGCCGTATCCGAACGGGTCGGGAATATCGGCAAACGGATTTGCAATTAATTTCACTTTCTTCTTTTTCAGGATGAGGGCCATGGTCAGCCTCCTACCGCCACGCACCGGAGGTCCAAGCCCTCACGGCGGCCAAGCTCTTTGATCTCCTTCACGTCGTAGGGCTGTCCCTGATAGGTGACACGATCCGAAGGGCTGAGGTCGTCGCGGTAACGGACGCGGAAGACGACGGCGATTTCGGACGAGGAGCCGAAGCTGCGCATGAACTCCTCGGTGCTGGCCTGCACGAGCTGGGCACGGACGGTGGCAACGTCGTTCCAGCCTTCGGTCTCGGTGCCGTAGTCGTCCACGGTCAGGCCGCTGCGCTGAATGGTGATGGTTTTATCTAGCTTCCCGGCTCTCATGCTGCCTCCACGACGTTGGCGGTCAGGCTGATAACCCCATGGGAATGGATGCCGTTGGGGTCGCGTAGGAACCGGCTGGAGGTCACATAGAGGTCGGCAACATGTAGGCCCGTGGCCGTCCAGTTCGTATCTTTGAGCGCGTCACGGATGGCACCCGCCACCTGCTTGGAGAATGCGAGGCCGGTTTCCTTCTGCCAGATATGCAGGTCCACGAACACGTCATGGCGAGCGCGGGCGATGTCGCCCCCGGGCACGGTCTGGCTTTCCCCGATAAGGATGCACGGGAAGACCGCAGGAAGGCCGTTTCGGTCCACGATGTTGGCGGCAGGAACGAGGCTGGTCACTGCCGTGGCGGCAACGAGACGGACGCGGATGGCTTTCTGAAGTTCGAGGCTGGGTTCCATCACTTGGCCTCCTTCACCGCTTTGCGGATGGCTCGCTTGATCCGGTTCGCGAGGGTCTTCCGCTTCAATCGGAATGCAGGCCAAAAGAACGGCTGTGCGGCAGCTTCGGCGGTTCCGTGCTCCACGAGATGGGCATAGCGCACGTCGGTGTTCCCCGCCGTCACGATCACCTGATTTTCGCGGGCCACGGTGCTGCCACCGGGCTGGCTGTATGGCGGCGTGCTTTCCCCCGGCGCGGTGACATGGATGCTATCTTTCAGCGCTCCGGTATCCTCCGGTGCCAGCAGGCGCATGCTCACGGACAGGTCACGGCCTGCGGTGATGAGTGCCGGGGTCACCGCCTGCTTTACGTTACGGGGTATGGCCTCAAGTCGCCGGGAAAGGCGCTGCGTCTGTTTGCTCAAAACACGTACTCCCGATGAGCGGCGATGAGCTGCCAGACGCCGAACGGGATTTCCTCGGCAGCGATGCCCACGAGCGAGGCTTCCCGGTTCTCATAGAAATGGCCGGTGAGCTGGAGGATGGCTTCGCGCACGTCGTCGGGCACGTTCTCCGAACCTTCGAAGCCCGATGCCAGGGTGAACCCCAACAGCTTTTCGATATGCGCTTCCGCCGCGTCGATTTTACCCTGAATGAGGGTATCGTCCGTGACATCCGTGACGTTCAAATGCGCCTTGGCCGTAGCCAGTGAAACGGTGCTCATAGGCTATTCTCCTGATGCAAATCGTGCACGTGCCACCTGCCGCCGGTATCCTTGGCACTATGGGAAGTTTGGATGTACCCCGGGGTGCACTTGCTCATCACGACCAATCCGCGATAGCATCCGTTGCGATTATGCTGACGGGGATGGGACGAATGGATTTCGGTCAGATTGAGGGCCTGATGGGCCTTGCGACGACAGCTTTGGGAATGACCGGAAAAGCTGCGGAAACGGCACAGACTATCAAAGGGCTTCTTTCGTCTGGAAAAGCGCCCGACAACTCCGAAGCCGCAAAACTTCTGAATGATCTTGCTACGCAACTGACCGCCGCGAACATGACGAACCTCCAGCTTAGCGAGGCTCTGAGGTCGGTGGTTCGAGAACTGCGAGAACAAGATCAGTTCGAGAGCGAAAAGGCCAGATACGAACTGATCTCTACGCCATATGGAGACATGGTGTATCGACTGAAGCAGAGCATGGCGAACGGAGAGCCAGTGCACTACATCTGCCCCGCTTGTTTGAAGAAGGACAGGCTTGTGATTTTCATCCAAGGCGACGGGGACTATAAGATTTGCCAGATCAATTCCGCCCACGTTTACACGTTCAATCGGACGGACTACCGGCGCACCGATGATAACGGTCCCGACTTCTACTGAGGTCTCAGTCATCCGCGCTTCTCCATCGATTGCAGCGGACCGTCGTGACAGGGCTGGCATGCAGGCACCCACTTGCTGCGGTCCCAGAAGATGGCCTTGTTTCCCCGATGCGGGGTGGAGTGGTGGACAACGGTGGCAGGAGCACCGCAACGGGCGCATCGTGGGTGCTTGGCTAGGAACCCGGCACGGGCTTCCCGCCACTTGCTATCGTAACCGCGTTGTGGGGCAGTCGGGCGCTTTGCATCATGACGAGCCTTGCGCTCCCGATCCCGCGCAATGGAGTGCTCACAGCGTTGCCCGCTGGGAATGACACAGCCACATGCACGGATGGAAGGAGCGCTATATGGCATCAAAAGCGCTCCGCTCCAGCAGCACGGATGAGCTTGCGTGGACGCATGGGGCTTGCGTTTAGCTTCTTGGGACGCCTCAGCAGTGGTGATGGGTCACCAGTCATTTGGCATTCCAGCGAATATCCCATCGCCTTCAGCACCTGTTCCAGCTGGTCCACCCGCATTGCAGTGTCCCCGCGAAGAAAACGCTTGAGCGTTGACCTGCAGACGCCTGATGCGTCCTCCAGACGGCGCTGGGTGACTTTCTTTTCCTTCATCGCTGCACGAATGAATTGAGGCCAATCGGTCATGCTGCCTCCTTGACGGTGCCGAAGGTGGTGAAGACGCTGCGGAACTTTTCCTCCAACGGCCGGTCGTCGGTGGGCTGATCTTTTCCACCGCCGTAGATGGCCTTGAGCATGTCCAAGCGGCCTTCATAGGCGAGGACGATTTCAGCCGGGGTCGCATCGAGGGCGACTTCCGGGGACCACCCCAGCCAGCCGGTGGCCTTCTTGTAGAGGTCTTGAAGATGATCCCTGAACGGCACTGACTTGGCAGGCTTACCCTTGGGAGCGGCCTTTGGCGCGTCGTCGGGGTCAACGCCCGCGCATGCCATCACGTATCGCAGCAATGGCGCTTTCAGAGCGTCCAGTTGTTCGAGGATGCGGTTGGGCAGGAAGTCGAGGTCAGTATGATCTTGGATGATTTCCACGGCAGCGGTCAGGTTGCCGTCCATGATGTCACGGGTGAGCTGCTGGAACGATCCGGCGCGGCGCTCCAGACGAATTGCACAAGCCAAAGACGGCCGAAGTTCGATAACCTCGGCCGCGATGGTGACGGTGATGGTGTCAGCCAGCCTCATCGACATGAACCCGTTAGGTGGCCGACGCTGGGACTTCGATAATCGCCCCACTGATGGCGAGCGAGAACGTCGTCTGGACAATGCTGTCCGCGTCGTTGAAGCTGTTCTTGCGGCTGGCGACGATGGCGTTGAAGTAGAAAATCGAGTTCTTCGGGCTGCCACCGGTGCTCGGCTTGTCATTCAGCTCCACCTTGAAATTGTAGCCGGCGCTCGCCTGTTCGGCTGCAACGAGGGCCTGATAGCCGTCATCGCCGCTGTCACGGGCGACCACGAGTTCCATCGTGCCGTTGTCGCGAGAACCTTTGACCTTCTTGACGAATTCCTGATCGACCAGCTTGGCGGTTACGATCTCGGCTTCGGAACCGGCTTCGCCCACGTCCATGATATTGGCGATTTCCGTCCAGTCGTCGGCCGCGTAGGCGGTGGACGTCGCGAAGGGTGCGGTGGTCCCGATGCTGACCTGAGTTTTTGCGGTAGTGGTAATTCCCATTATCTTGGCCTTTCAATCGAGGAACGGGTCATCGGGATTAGGAAGCTGCTACCTTGACCTTCACGAACTTGTCGGGATGGGTCACGTCACCGCCGACACGCTTGCGGGCGTGGAAACGGGTGATGCCGTTGGTAGCCTTGGAGAAGGGATCGACGAGGACCGAGACGCCGACACGATCCACGATCCGGTAACCGGAGAAGTCGCCAAACACGATTGGGAACGCACCGGCACCCACGTTCGGCATATCGACGGCTTCGATGATCGGCCGTCCCAGCAAGGTGGACGGTGCGCCGACCTGAATGGAAGGCTGCCACAGGTAAGCGCCCTGAGTGTCTTTCAGCTTGCGGATGCTGGCGAGTGTCGTCCGGTTCATCAGCCATGCGCCGTTTTGGGCGTAGGCATTCGGCAGCTTAGACATTGCGTCGATCAGAAGATCAGCCGGGGCCGAACCGAGTGTCGCCGCTGCGCCCGTGACAACCTGCTGGATGCCGGTGGCCTGCAAGATGCCCTTCGGCTTACCGGTTCCGTCACCGTTGACGAAGGCAGCGCCTTCCTTGAAACCGAAGTCTTCGGCAAAGGACAGACGAAGCTCGCCCTCCACATCGTAGGCGGCATCTTCCAGAAGCTGCTTCGACACGTCCACGAACGTTGCGAGCTCATACGGGGTGAGCGTGATCTGTCCGAAAGTCAGGGTGCTTTCCGGGCGGTCTTCGATCTCGGAAACCCACTGTGCGTTCGTGCCGGTGAGCTTCTTCGGATAACGAATTTCCGGTCCCGCGATCTGCATTACGCGGGCGTAGGCGCGGATGGGGCTGAACTCGGTTACGCTGCGGAGGATTTCGTTGCCGTATTCCGGGGGAGCGAGGTACCCTGCCGAAGCGTCAACAGCGACGGTTAACGCACGCTGTTCTTCGGCATTCAGTGCAGCAGCACCACGACGAAGGTAAACGCCGAATGCGCGAACATCGGCGGTCGGTTCGTTGCGCTGTTCCTGCGGGGTGCCGGGGCGGTTGAGGCGGGTTTCGAGACCGGCCAAGCGTTCCGTCAGGGTCCGCACCTCGGCAGCGTGTGCCGTGTGGCGCTGTTCGGCGGCAGCCCGCATTTCCTCGACTGCTGCGGTTGCGGCGGCAAGCGGATCGTCGTCACGGGTCTCAATCGGCAACGCCGAACGGACTTCAATAACTTCATGCTTCATTGGTCAATCCTTTCGAAGCGTTGCGATTGCGCCCTGTACGGCGCGGGTGAAGGCCGAAACATCCCCGATAGACCGCACCTGTTTGATGCGGGCATTGCCTGCACTGGGCAGGGCCACGAGGCTGATTTCGACCAAGTCAATGTCGGTGAGGATGCGTAGGCCGTTGGAGGCGCGTTCAGCGCCACGGGCACGGAAGCCAATGCTGAGACCGTTCAGCGCCCCGGCTTTGAGGAGGGCGTGAGCTTCCTTGCCGCGCGCCGTCTCGGTGATGAGCTTGCCGGTGACAGCGAGGCCGGTGGCGTCTTCGCGGATGTCGGTCCAAACCCCGATCACTTCATCTGTGCGATGGCTCCAGAGCATGGGCGGGCGGATGTTGCGGGCCTGATGTTCGGACAGGGTGCGGTTGAATGCGCCGCGCTTCACCACCTCATTGAAGCTGTTCCGCTCATCAAAGATGGCAGCATGGCCGGTGAAGCTTCCCGCATCGTCGGCGGCAAACCGGATATCGAAGTCGAGGGTGTCCCCCGTCCGTGCTTCGCGGGTGTCGAGTGAAATTAATTTCACAAGCTCATGCTGCATCGGTCGTTACCTTCGGGAACATCAGGGCCTCAAGAACGGGGAGAGCGACGGCGTACAGCTCGGTGACCGCCATGCGCGGTAGGTAGGCCGTCACGAGTGCGTCGGCCTCTTCGGGATCGGTGCCGCCACCGATGAGACCAAGGCGGATAACCTCGGTGAGTTCGTTGAACCGGAAGTCGCCTGCGAAGAAGCGGCGAGACAGGCCACCGATCCCGGCACCTGTCTTGCGTTCCAGCTCCAGCACGAGGTCAGGCGTCAAACTGAACACCTTCTCGCTGTCACCGAAGAATTGGCAGTGTTCAGGCATCGGCCTTACCCTCCTTCGGCGCAGAGGAAGACGATGTGTTGGGATTGGCGAAAACTTCGCCGCCCGGGTAGGGCGCACGGTTTTCCATGGCGCGGGCTTCGTTCGGATTGAGCACGCGAGCTGAGATCAGCTTGGCATAGGCTTCTGCACGAGCGGCGAGATCAGCGCGGAGGAGATCATCCACCAGAAATTCAGGGTAGAACTCATGTCGGTCTGCTGGGTCGATAAGCTTGAGGCGGATTTCACCCTCCCAAACCTTGATCCACCGCATAAGTGTAAACCGGAGAAAGGAGGCACCCATTTCTCCAGCGTTTCCCCACGTTGCCCTGCCTAGCTCAAATACGAGGTGCGGCGGGACACGGAAGACACGGCAGATTTCAATGACCGTAAATTGCCATAGCTCCAGCGTTTGGCTTTCCACACTGGTCAGAGCCATTCGTTCGAACTTGGTGCCTTCCTCAAGGAGGGCCGTGCCGCCCGCATTCTCTCCTGAGTGTGCAGCCCGCCACGAGGCTAGCATCCGCTTGCCGCTTTCGGCACCTAGCTTGCCGGGATGCGTCAACACGCCTGATGGCTTAGCACCGCGCCCAAACAAACGTGCGGCGTGTTCCTGGATCGTAATAGCGAGAGCAATAGCCTCCCGGCACTGATGGATTGGGCTGGCACCCTTCACGCCATCGATGCTTGGGGCTTGGATGTGCAGGATGTCGCGACGGCTGATGATGCGCTGGCCTGCAGTTTCGCTGAGTTTGTAGGCTGGTTCGCCTGTGATCGTATCGACTTCAACGCTCATGGCATCTGGGCGAAGGCGGATCAACTCACGGGGCTTGCCATCGCTGCCCCGGTTGATGAAGGCGTACCCGTTACCGTGCAGAAGCGCGTCACGGGTCAACTGCTCGACAAAGAGCGCGGAGGGCGTCCACTCGTTGGCTTGATCATGGAGGAGTGCGTAGGCAGGGTGATCTGTCGCGCGTTCTCGTGCGTCACCGTCTCGGTGGTAGATATGGACGGGGAAACCGCCTACTGTTTCCGCGATACCCTCAACACAAGCGCGAACGGGCGTGCAGCGCATTGCCGTGGCCGGGGTGACGCTCGCGCCAGACAGCGTCGTGACAGCACCGAAAAGCTCAAGCTCCCACGTCGTGGGGTCAGCGAGGGAGCGCTGTTCCTGCACGGACACGGCAGCAATTTCTTTGCGGAAGGGCCACATTGGGGACAGCCAGACAAGCGTTGGAATAGCGCTTGTGGGTGTCCTCCCACTCGATTGACGCTCAGGGCATCCCCCGTAGGGAGCGGGTCAATGAAGCATCGGGAAACTAGGGTAAATCAAGGTCCCGGTCAACGTGGCCGGGTATGGTCCCAGTTCGCTATCTCAAGGAGAAGATGACGCGATCAACAACCATAAAGAAGACATCAACACTCGGCAGTAGGAACAGACCCGCACCGAAGATCATCAAACCGTTGCAGACAATGCTGGCTAACCATCGGGTCCTGTTCATGGCTTCGAAGTAAGCCGCCAAACCGGGATAGATCACGCCTCTCGGTTTAGCCCCGCTGAAAACTTCGAACCGCGACTGAAAACCTAGTGTCAACTTCACAGCGTTGACGACTGCTTGAGCAGGGAATTCATCAAAGTACAGATCGTCACCCTCTTTCGGCTGCGCCTCAAGCAGTGAGACCATCGCACGGTTCATCTTATCCATCTGCCGGTAATCGGAAGTCTCCATGACATGGCGAATATATTCGGTGCGAGTTTTGTACTGACGTATGATCGACGGGCAGAAGACGTAGAAGATGATCAAGCCAGCCAGCACACAAAGGCCTCCAACATAGAGAAGGCAGATACGCTGAAACGTTGTGAACAACACATCAGGGCCGAGCGACGTAAACCGCATCACAAAGTTCTGGAATTGATCGCCGTACAGGATGGCGTACCCCAGCACGGGAACAAGGCTGACCACCTGCGGAAGCTTTGTCTGGGTGATTGCCGCATTCGTTGACCACCTCACCGAATAATAGTCCGTGTCCTTCACGATGTGCTTTCCGAGCGAGGGGCTTTGGGGAGTGAGGCATTTCGGGCGAAGCCCTATCTCTTCCCGAAAGCGGCTGAAATTGATTTCAACAGGTGTGAGGGTGAGGCCTGCCGAACCGTCACCCCTTTTCTATTATGAGCGATACTATCTTCACCCGTGGAATAGATAATAGGAATGGGTTTCACCCGTTTAATTGGGGGTAAAGATACATTCGCTCAAAAACCGCAATTCCGGGGTCAAAGCGACCGCCTTGGCCTGCTTCTCCATCACATACAGTTCGACTGCTGGCTGGGGATATTTCCGCATGACGTGGACGGAAGCGAACTCGAAGAACAGCTCCCGGTCATTGTCGCTTTGCCAGACCTCGATTTTCTGTCCGGCCATGTAGGCGGGCCAGTCATTGAGCACCGACCTGAATATCTCAATCTGATGATCGGCGGGCCATACCTCGACCAGCCCATGGATGCACCCGTATTCTGCTGGCGTCGTTAGGTCCGGCATCTTCGCGAGGAGATGGGCAATCTTCTCTATACGAACCTCATGGGCCGCGTCTGCATCGGTGCCAATTAACCGCGCAGCAAGGGCATCCCGCTCGACCGTCAACGCCAGCCTGCACTTGCGCCGGTAGTCCCGGAGCATCTTGGACATCGTATTGGCGATATGCCTCGGGGTCTTCTCGGCTGCCTCGCCTACCCGCAACAGGGTGTAGTTGATGCCGTCGATCTGCCCACGTTCACGGACGAACGGTGGCTGGCTGATGATCCTGCGCAAGGTCGCTGGCGAGATGCTGAGTTGCTTACAGATATCGGGCTGGGGAACTGCTGCCCACAAGAACCCGCCGCGCTCATGGGGTTGATTGGCTATGGCATCCGAAATCAAGCTGGTAAGGGCACCAACGTGCCTGTTTCCGTCGTTCATTTTTTGCGTCCAATCTTGGGAGGATATTGCAAAAATTGTGAACGATGGTAATTTGTGGAATGTGAATGTTCCTCTTAGTTACCATCGACACGAGAAGCCCCGGCAGCGAACCGGGGCTTTTCTTTGCCTCAAATACGATGGTGCAGGACCAGCCAACCCCGAACAAGGCGGGAACGCCAGCCAATAGTCGTGGGAAAAGTCGTGGGATTTCGGGAGATTTTCGGGGACCTTGTGTCCCTTACGTTCTCTTCTAG